AAACAGTCAGATTTGGAATATTATTAATGTACTAAAAAATGATGGATTTATTTCTGTTGTTGAAATTAGTAAGGAAGTCTAATGGGCAAATACGAAACTTTACAAACAAATATTTTTTCAATATTTGTAAGTAGCCCATGGATTGCTGAAAATATCAAAACATATCCATCAAATTTTATTGCTACAAACTCTACTAATGAATTTATTAGAGTTTCTGTTATTCCTTCTGGAACTGGCATTAATATAAGATCAATATCGGGTATAATTATTATAGATATATTTACTTCTGCTGGTAATGGACCAAAGTCTATTATGCTAATTGCAGATAAATTGGACAAGTATTTAGTAGGCAAAACTTTTAGTACACAAGGGATAAATCTGTGTATGACTAATAGTTCATTATCTTTGTCTGGAAATGATAAAGATAATCCTGCTTTGTACAAAGCCGCTTATACTATACCGTTTAATTATTTCGAGGTTCAATAATGGCTCATTCAACTGGAATTTCCCCTAGTATTTTTGCAGACTTATCCGTTTGCTTAGATACTGTCCCATTGCCTGCAACGTATGATGCAGCTGGTTTCAACGCACTGTTTTCTACCGAAGTAGCTAATGGTGTTGCAATTGCTTCTGGTGCACCTACTGGTGAATTTAGACGTATTACTAACGTTCGTGAGTTTCCTTCTTTAGGTACTCCAGCAAACATTGTTAACGTTCCTACTTATGGTCAGTCAATTTCATCGCAGGTTGGTGGACAAGCTGATGCACCAACAATTGAGATTACTTTAAATTATGTTGCTACTGATTGGCAATATACTGCAAATTATCTTGGCTTCTTAGTAGGCAAAGATACTCAATATGCATTTAGATTTACACTTTTAAATGAGATTCCTACAGCTACTGGGTCGGCTGCATACGCATCTACTGCTGCTGGACTAGGTACTGTAAAGAACTCAATCTGGTATTGGGTTGGTCGTGTTGAAGCCTTGATTGTTAATCCTCAGCTGACTGATGCTGTAACGGCTACTTTGACTCTGTCTACTCAGACAGATTTCTATGGTGCTTATACGGTCTAATTAACCATTAGGGAGCAAACAATAGTGCTGTTTGCTTAAATAAAGACACTAATCTTGTCCCTTTAAATGAAATTAATATATGGATAAACATCGTCCTTTTAACATGGGCTATGTGCTTCGTACAACAGCAAAGCACATGAGAAAGAGTATAGACATTAGTATTAGAAAGACATTTGAAAGAGTTCCTGAATTTGCTGATAATCAGGAAAAATCGCAAGAAGTTTTTAAAACACTTGCATTTCTACATACAATGAGGAAGCAATTAGATGACTTCCAATTTAAACATTCCGAAGATTTTAAAGGCGAATAATATGGTAGGCGGATTAAAAGGCCTTATTGGCCGTAAGATGACCAAAAAAGTTAAGTTTATGGGAGAAGAAGTTTCTATCTCAAAACTAAGCGTTGCGGAAGTAATGGTCATTCAAGAAAAGGCAAAAGCAATTGAAGGCAATGATTCAGCAGGTCTTGATGTTCTAAAGACTGTTATTTCATTAGCTGTTGAAGGCGCTGACGATCTATCAGATCAAGATTTTGAAGCCTTTCCAATGGATGAATTGTCAAAGCTTTCTAGCGAAATTATGAAATTCTCGGGTATTGGTGGTGACCAGGGAAAGTAATTCTCTCTGATGAAGAGCTATCTATTTATGAGATAGCTTTTCATTTGAGAATCCCTATTTATGAATTAGCAGACAAGATGTCGTATGAAGAACTTCTTGGCTGGTTTAGTTACTTTGAGCAAAGACCTGCTGGATGGAGAGATGATGATAGAACACACAAATTACTTCAAGCACAAGGTGTGAAAGAAAAACCTTGGATTATATTTCCAACTTTATCATCTATTTATAAACCATCTAAAAACACAAAAGATGGAATTGATATAAATAATCTCAAAGCATCTGGTTTATTTCAAAAGTTGCTATCTGCCAAAGGAGGCGATAAGGTATCTGTATGATAAAAGTTAAAGTTAATGTAAATCTTGAAAAAGAATTTAACGAAATATCAAAGAAAAGAAAAGCAGAAAAATTATTGTCAATTATAGCAGCTCTAAAAGCTGAAACTCCTGTAGATACTGGTAATGCAAGAGACAATTGGTTTTTAGAGAAGAATGTAATTGTAAATAATGTAGAATATATTCAGCAATTGAATGAAGGAACTTCTCAACAAGCTCCTGCTTATTTTATTGAGAAAACATTGTTAGCACAGAAGGGTGTTCGCCCTAGTGGAACAATTGTCAGGTTTAATAAATAACCTAACCCTCCCGCTAGTTAATTCTAGCGGGTTTTATTTTGAAAGGCTAACATGTCAGGCATCTTAATTGATATTGACACAAAAGCCGAATCAGCTAAACGGGATTTAAGAGAATTAAATCAGAATTTAGCAAGGCTAGTTACTTCAGCTAATTCATCTTCAAAAGCTTTAGATGGAATTAAGCCGGAGGGTTTTAAAAATTTAACAGGTGAACTAAGAACTACTGTAAAATCTTTTAGTGCTTTTAAAGAAGCAGGTACTACTGCATTTAATACAGTAGGCAATGCAGCTTCATCTTTAGTAGGAGTTGTTAGCACTTTAAAAACAGCCATGATAGCTCTTGGCACAGCTTTTCTTGGTTTAAAAGGCGTAACAGAATTAAATAAAGCTGCTGATAATTTAACTAATATACAAAATAAAATTAAATTAGTTATAGATGATACTGAAGAGCTTGTTAAAACCCAAACAAAACTTTATGAAGTATCAAGAGCCAGTAGATCAACTCTTTCAGAAACAACTGGACTTTATGTTGACTTTACAAAGGCGCTCGAAGAAACTGGAGCTTCACAAGGTAAAATCTTAAAAGTTGTTTCAACTATTCAGAAGTCTCTTGTGTTATCTGGCGCTTCTGCAGCAGGGGCACAAGGAGCTTTAGTTCAGTTAGGACAAGGTATTGCATCTGGTACTTTAAGAGGTGAAGAACTTAACTCTGTTTTAGAACAAATGAAATATTTAGGTCTAGGGTTAAAGAAAGAACTAGGCTTAAATGCAGGAAGTCTTAGAAAGTTTGCAGAAGAAGGACAACTTACAACAGAACTTTTAATGGATGTTATCGAAAAACTTGCTGATAAAACAGATTCAGACTTTGCAAAAACTACAATTACTGTCGAAACTGCAGCAATTCAATTTAAACAATCTCTTTCTTTAATGTTTGGTGAAGTAAACAAGTATTTAGGAACTTCTGATAGACTTTCAAAACTTTTAATAGATCTTAGCTATAATATTGACGAGTTTTCACTAACTGCAAGATTTAAGTTAGAAGCAGCTCGTTTGTCTTTTTCTAATTATTTTACAAAATTTAAACTAATTGAACCAAAAGATATTATTATAAATGACCTTATTAATTTTGATCTTAGTAAACCAATTACTACTATAACACAAACTGGAATAAGATTAGCAGCAATTCAAAAAATAAAAGATGTTTTAAGTTTTCTTGATGATGATTTAACAAAAGAATTAGGCCTTGTAACAAAGGTAAAAATATCACTAGACTTATTAACTGGCAAAGGAACTGATAAAGAAACCTCTTTATTAGATCAATTACCTATATTAGCTTTTAATAAAACTCTGGATGAATTTTATGCATCTGTAGATAAGAACGCTAGATCAAATCCATTTTCTGACTTTTTTGTAATTCTTGCAGAAAACTTAGGAGGCTTAATTCCTCTTATTCGGACTCCAATTCAAACAATTGATGTTGATTTTCGTCAATTTTTAAGAAGTATTGCATATGAAGTTTACTTTTTTAAATTAAATTTATTAAGACCTCTAAGATTACTTAAGACTGAACTTAAAGAAACATTTAATCTTTTTGAAGACACAAGTCTTGAAAGAGCTTGGGTAAAGCTTTTTTGGTCAAGTGATTTAGTAACATTTAAGCAGAGACTTGCAGATTTAAATGTTGAACGAAAAGAATTGAAAGACACTTTACAAAATACTTCTTTTATATTAACAGAAGGCTTTAGGAGCTTTGGTATTCAAGATCTTTTATTTGGTGTACAAGATCTTTTGGTTTATTTAAATATTGTTGATAACACTTTCTTAAAGATTCGTGATACTAGGTTTGATCGAACATTAAATTATTTTGAACGACTTGGAGAGGTGCTTTCTGCAGTTTATGAAAGAGTTATTTTACCTAAAATCAGGTATAAAATTTATCCTATTCAATTACAAATTTTAGCATTGAGAGAAGCTTATGAAGATGCCTATAATGACGTTTTCAATGAAAGCACTGCAAATAAAATAGGAAAAAGATTAGGAAACTTTTTAGGAAGTACAATAAGTGGCGTTGACATATTCCCGAGTATTACCCTTAATCCTGCTCTATTAAGAAAAAGTGTAGATGTAATACAGAAAGTTTTAACTGATCTCTTTGTATTTATAAGAGGATTTTTTAAAGGACTAACAAATGAAATTGGTAACGAACTTGTTGATTTAAGCTTTGTAAAGTATTTTATATCTTTAAAAAATAAA